CCCTCACTAATCATTTTTGCGAGGTTTTGTTCTGCTGCCGACATACCTCTATCGCCAACCTCTGCTTTAACAGCATCAAGTGTTTGTTTAAGTTTTGGCAATGTAACAATGGTTGTCTTTGGCACTGCCTCATCAACTAAGTTATAAATCTTACCAGCATCTTTATTTAGGCTAGACCTTGTTGATGTAAGTGAATCTTTAATCTTTTGTGATACAACTCCTGGCGCAACTGCACCTTCAACAAATGTAGCATCAAATTGTTTGAGTATATTGTCTGCTTTATCTACTGCATTTGTTACTGTAGTTCGCCATGCAGCTTCTATATCACTGCCAGCCACAGACCTAGTTAAGCCAGCAGCAGCCCTTACTTGTGGACTGTCACTAAATACGTCAGCAGGTAGTTCAATGCCAAGACGATCAGCCGCTTCTTTAGCAGCCACGTTAATTTGAGCAAGGTCAGCCAAACGATTACGTGCAGCAGTTGAACCAAAACCACGACCAGATGCTTTTTGAACTAATACATTAACAGCATCATCTGTTACTTGAGCAACGGCAGGTGCAACCACTGGCGCAACGGCTGGTGCTACAGCAGGGGCAACGGCAGGTGCAACTCTACCTACAACACTCTTAACGCCCTCTTTTACTGCTTGAAAAGCTGGTGGAATAATACGAGATAACAATGGTGCTATTGGTGCAGTAGCCGCAGCCATACCAACCTCACCTAGATTAAACTCACCGCCTGTTGCTGCTTGTGATGCCTCTATTGCCGCTTGTGTTGCCGCAGCACCGCCTATTGCAGCAGGAATGGTAGATAGCCTACCAGCAGGTGTAAACGCAGCTATAGCAGCCCCAGCTCGAGGAATATCACTTACTTGGAAGCCAGGCTTAATTGCATATTGTTTGCCATCAATAGATGATTGCAATAAGTAATTGCCTTTTTCATCTTGCGTTACTTGAACACCAGGGAAGTTAGCTTGAATAACCTGCACCGTTTCCTCTGGGCTGGTCATCATAGTGCCAAGACCTGATTTAAATGAAGCCATGCTAAAAGTATTTAACTCTGGCATACCAGCATAGTCAGGCAATGATTCAGTTGTTGGTGTGGCTCGTCTAGTGCCTGTAATGGATTCACCGATGCCTTCAAAGAAACCTTGATCAGCCATCTCTTTTTCAAAGGCAGCTTTTTCAGCTTCAGTAGGCATAGGTGCAGTGACCTCTACTGTTGGCGTTTGTCCACTAGATTTAGCTTCTAATTCAGCCAACCTGCGTAAAGCTATGAGATCGTCTTGATCACTCATTTAAGTTCCTGCCTTAAATCGTTTACGAAGTTCTGCAAGTTCAGCTTGTTCTGCAGCAGATAATGTTGCGGCTGGTGCTGCTGGTGCTGCGACTGGTGCTTCAATGCCAAATACGTTTTCTGGATTTAATCCGTAATTTTTAACAACTTTACCCAATGATTCTTTTTCCTCATTGGCTCTTTTCTTTGAGGCATCTAAATACTGCTGCGACAAAGTAACATATTGTTGACGTTGTTTTGAATTTAAGAATTGACCGTTCTGTGCTTTTTGTAATTGGTTTTGCAAGTTAGCATACAAGCCAGCAGTATCACGACCAGTTGCAAACTCAGTTTCACGCACTACAGAGCCAGGGTCTAGCATTTTCATAAAGCTAGTAATCAAAGCAATATCGCCAGGGCCATTTGCGGATGCTGCCGATGTTTTGATGTTTGAAAACGTGCCATCTAACTCTCTGTATTTTCCTGTGCGAGTTTGATATTCTTTACGGATTTTTTCCTCGTATCCGAATACTTTATCGGGATCTATTCCGCCTGTTTTTTTAAATGCTTCTAGTTCCAAAGCAGCTTTTTTAGCTTCAGTTCCTGCTTTTCTAGTCTCTACCAATACTTTATTAGTTTGAGCAGTGGTTAAACCTAAATCAGCCGCTTTCTTTTTGAGGTCTGCCTTTTGGTTTCTTTCCTCAAACTGTGCTTGTATATCAGCTTTATCAGCATCAGCCTTTGCTTTTTGTAGATCGGCAGCAGCTTTTTCCTCTGCTGTGCCAGCAGTAGCTTGAGCAGTAACAGCATCAGCCACAGCCTTGTCAGCTTTAGCAATTGCCTCTGATACATCGCTAGGTGCTTTTCTAGCAGCTACTTGAGCCTCTACAGTTTTCTTAAAGCGTTCTGGGTCAATAATTACTAATGCAGCATTAACCCCAGCTTGCGCTTCAGTTATATCACCACGATCAACGGCATCACGTATTTGCTCATAAACCAAAGGTGATTCGCCAGAGTTCTTTTTAGCTTCAATGATTAGTTCAAGTTTGCTTTTAGCTACATCAGGATTGACATTCTCTAACGCAGTTGATATCTCAAAGCCTTGGTTAAAGTCATTCTTTAGCTTTTCCTCACCATAACTTTTACGAGCAGTATCAATCGCTTGATATTGTTTTGGATGTTTAAGAATAAGTTGAGCAAATTTTTCTTGCTTAGGGTCTGCTATTGCGTCTGCTAAGTCAGTTGCATATTGCGCTGCTTGCGCCTCAGCAGTAACACGTTCTTGGCGTTTAGCAAATGCAGCACCTAAGTCCTCGATGCCTTGACTAATGTTTACCTGCGGCACCATGCCAGCATAATCAATCGGTTTTTGTAGTGGATTAATAGCCATATCGTTACCTTAAAAGAAACCTGCTGCTGATTTGCCAATACTTAATAGATCACCAAAGGCCTGTCTATTTACATTGCCTCTGGCTATTTGACCGCCTGCTGTGGCTGCACCTTGGTTTGCAAGTAAGTTAGCTATTGAATCTGCTGAAGCCATGCCTTGTTCAGCTTGACCTGCTGCCGATGCTTGACCTAGTTTAGTAAAGCCACCAAGCCTACCGTATTGCTGCTCAATTAGTGAGTTAAGTATTTGCGGTCTGAATTGACTTAATGCTGCTTGCACATTACCACCACGCAAACCACCAGTAGCAGATGCGTTTTGCAATATAGCATTTTCGCCTTGCTGCGTTAATGCTTGAAAGATAGGTGATTGTTCTTGTTGAGCTACTGCTGCCGCTTGTGCCTCTGGGCCAGCTAAACCAATCAATGCTTTTTGAGCCGCCATTGATTCAGTACCAGCAGTCACATAAGGTGACATAAGCTCGACTAGCTTGTCAAACTGCCTACGTTGCTCATCAATGCCAGCCTGTGCAGCAGCAGCTTGCGTAGCAGCCCCAGCTTGTGCAGCCTTACCAGCCGCCTTAGCACCAGTAATTCCACCAACTACATCACCAATTAAATCGCCAACAAAACTCATGCTGTTCTCCATTCCTGCCGAGTCATGCCCAGCACATAAACGTCTTTAACTATGCCACCTTGTACACAAGCACAACGTCTGCAACCTTCTTGTTTAAAGCCTAGCTTCAAGCAATAATTCTTTGCTTCCTCTAAGCCTTCAATAACATAAGCAGTAACACGCAAAATAGGATGTGAAAAAGCCCACGCTATGCAAGCTAATCCTAATGCACGTGATTCTTTAAGTGATGATTTTTTAAGCAATGCGTGAAGCTCTAATTCAACTGCACTCTGTTTAATAACCATAAATGCGCCAGCAAAGGTTTTACCTATCCATGCGGACAAGTAAGTAACATTAGGGTGGATGATGGGTGCGGCAGGTCGGTGATCGTGACCAATCTTATTGATATAAGGGTCAGCATACACTTCCAGCAAATGCTCGTCTGTAATAGATTCTGTAACAGATACTAGCATCATGTCTCCTAATAGGGCATTGGGAGCTGCTGGTTGCTCAATAAACTCAGCGCACTTATTTTCTCACACTGACGCATTTTGTCAATCATCCTCTCTATCCTCCCAAGCCTGGCATACTCGCATATCATTGCAGATGAAGTTTAGCTTTTCGCAATGACCTCTAAAGCCATAGCCCTCGTCATATCCAGCCATCGGTATGCGTTCAATCTTAACCTGCGTCATTAAGCTATTGTCATAATACTCACAGTTAGAGCAGTGCTTACGTCTAGCGTCTTTTTCATCGCATTGCATAGCTTCAGCTAATCCTGCATAAAACTCTTTGTTTTCTTTTGGGTCATTGCTTGGCATTTCAGGGCCGTAGTTCCAATCCTGTACCGCAATAGCAAAGTTCTTTTTATTTTCTGCTGGAGTTAAAAACTCCTCCTCAGACGGTAAACCCATAAAACCTTTTGGCATTACTAGAAAATCTTTCATGTTAGCTCCTAAGTTATCTCTCTGCCTGATGCTCTAATGGTTAAAGCAGCAGCAGTGCCAGTTGTTGAAATAAAGCCACCAGCAGCCAAAACTTGACCAACAAGCTCTGGGAATGTGTAAGTTTCATCTGGTGCAATGGCTCTAACATCCACAATCAGGTTAGTAGTTCCAGCAGTGCCACCAGATGTGACTAGATTAACGCTTATCAGTGCGTTTGATGCTGTGGTATTGGTGGCTGTAAACTTATCTATGATGGCTGTGCAGTTAGTCGCAGTATATTGCGTTGTCTGTGCTGCTTCCATTTGTTTTGAGCCAATGAGTGGTTTTGCTATTACTGCCATTTTGTATCTCCTTAAACCGCTTCTGCGCCACTAGCGGTAATAGTTAAACCAACCGCAGCCGCTTGTATTTGAATTGTATCACCAGCGTTCATTACTTGTATTCCATCATATTGCAAAGCATTGTTGTTAGGTACAGGCACATCATATAAAAATGCGTTAGCCGTTCCTGCTGTTAGCAATGCTTAGTTCTTTAAGCAATGTACGTGTGGCTGCTGGTACAGTATAAAGCGTTGTAACGCCTACAGTGATGGCAGCTTGCCCTAGCTTGGTTGGGGTTATTACATCGAAAGCCATGTTAGCACCTGATTTGATCGCACTCTAGCGGTTTGGTTTGCATACGGTAATATCCCATTAACATCATGTGATAATTCTACATTATTATGTATTGGTGCTAATGCCATCATCTCTAGTGTATTTGAAATGCGTGCAAAAGCATCTAAAGCCTGAACACCTTTGTTATCGCCATTAACGGCTGTGTCTTGAGCAAGTCTAATGATTTGCGCCAATGCGTCATTCGCTGTTGCGTTTGCAATACCAGCTTCAATACTGATACCAGTAGTATCTGCGCTTGGTGCAACTTGGTCAGCAACCGCAAACAATCTCTCAAACTGTTTTATCTGCTCAAAGTCTTGTAAGAAACTAGCAAGCTGGTCACGGGTTAAACTTAGTTTCTGCGTAGCCATATCAATACGCCAGTGGCTCTAATTGCGCTTCAAGTCTTACGAATGATAGGTGAGCATCACTGTCACCATTAAAGCGTTGTATACGCCAGTTTCTCATGTGTCCTTGCTGAAACCATGTTATGCGTTTCTTTCTGTCACCAGTCGTACCTACTCGTATAGCTTTTGGCTGACTCCAAGTAATACCATCAACTGAATAGCTAGTCGTTATCATTGGGTTTTTGCCTAATGCAATGCTACCGGTCAACGTAACTAATTCTAATTGATTGAATAATGCACCACGACCTTCGTTATAAACAATCAGTGTACCAAACTCCCATCTAACAGTTTCACCCCAATGAGTGCCAATAGTGTCCACTAGATAACCGATATTGCTAGACTGTGGATCACCCACTAGCCACTTGTCATAAGCCCATACTAAGTTTCTTGCTCGGTACTGACTGAATCCAACAATGCTAGTGGTTAAAGTAAACCATACGTTTTGACCTAATGCCTTTGTAGCGTTTGCATCAAATACAATCGTGCGGTCTGGTAGGTGAATATATAAATGTTGATGCGCTCTATCATTACGGGCTTCTAGTTTTACCAATGCTAATTGCGCTTCAGTATAACCTAGTAAAATCTCGTCAATCTCTTGTGTGCTAATCTTAGTTACTTGTGCATTTGCGCCTACATAAA